GTTAAAAGAATTGATAATCTTGAGGATGATTTGAAGTCATTGAAAGATGATCTCGGTGAAATAAAATCTTTATTAAGGAGCATCGCAAATGGATAATGATTATTTTAAAAAACTTTCTACAAGTATAGATAGTATTAGTGATGACGTATATTAAATTATATTTAAAGCAGCAACAAGCGGTATTTAAAATCTAATGGCTAAACCATCAACAAGACAACAATTAGTAGATTATTGCTTAAGGAAGTTAGGTGCTCCAGTTTTGGAGATAAATGTTGCAGAAGAGCAAGTTGATGATCTTGTTGATGATGCTCTCCAGTATTTCCAGGAAAGACATTTTGATGGTGTTTATGGAGCATACTTAAAGTATGAACTTACACAAGGTGATATTGATAGAGGAAAGGCAACAGGAATATCTGGTGTTGGAATAGCGAGTACTTCAGCAACATCTACTATTGATGGTTCTGGAGTTAACTTTGATTTCTACGAAAATAGTAATTATTTAAAAGTACCAAACCACGTAATAGGGATCAATAAAATATTCAAATTTGGAGGAAGCAACTCTGTTTCTAGTGGAATGTTCAGTATAAAATATCAGTTGTTTTTGAATGATATTTATTATTGGGGATCTACTGAAATGCTGACTTATGCTATGACTAAAACATATCTCGAAGATATTGACTTTTTATTGACCACTGATAAACAAATAAGATTTAATAAAAGGCAGGATAGATTATATCTAGACATCGACTGGAATTCTGTTAATGCTGGAGATCATATCGTTATTGATTGTTATAGAATGATGGACCCAAATGATTATGATCAAGTTTGGAATGATTCTTTTTTAAAGATGTATCTAACATCATTAATAAAACGTCAATGGGGACAAAACCTGATTAAGTTTCAAGGAGTTAAACTCCCTGGCGGAACTGAATTAAATGGAAGACAGATTTACGATGACGCAGAAAGAGAGTTGGTAATGATAAAAGAACGTATGTCTTCAGATTATGAACTTCCCCCATTAGATATGATTGGTTAAGATTATGTTAAATCCATTTTTTCTTCAAGGATCAAAGGGTGAGCAGAGTTTAATTCAAGATTTGATCAACGAACAGTTAAAAATTTACGGAGTTGAGGTTTATTACCTACCCAGAGAATATATGACTGAAAAGACAGTCATAAAGGAAGTAGTAGAATCTCAATTCACTAATGCCTTTCCAATTGAAGCGTATGTAGATACTTATGATGGGTATGGAGGGCAAGGCACATTACTATCTAAGTTTGGTATTCAAGAAGTAGATGATTTAACTCTTATTGTATCAAAGGAAAGATATGAGGACTACATTTACCCTCTTGCTAAAGATATTCCAAATGTAAAACTTGCTTCTAGACCTAAGGAAGGAGATTTAATATATTTCCCATTGGGAGATAAGTTATTTGAGATCAAGTATGTAGAGCATGAAAAACCTTTCTATCAACTACAAAAGAATTATGTTTATGAGTTAAAATGCGAACTTTACAGATATCAAGACGAACTTATTGATACTGATGTAGACTTCATAGATGATAGTATGGAAGATGAAGGTTATATTCAGACACTTCAACTAGTTGGTATCGGATCTACAGCAACTGCAATTGCAAATATCGTTGATGGTGGAGTTAGATACGTTTCTGTAACAAAGAGAGGATCTAGTTATACTTCAACACCAACAGTTGCATTTTCCTCTTCTCCTGGAATAACAGCAGTTGGTTTTGCAACTATGATTAAGGGTATTGTAGATCTTTGTGAAGTATCTCCAGACCTTTCTAGAGTCCAAACTGTAAATATTTCAAACTCCGGTGCTGGATATACAGTTGCACCTATGGTCACTTTCCTTGGCGGAGGAGGATCTGGAGCAGAAGCAACTTCTTACATTGGAGATGGTGTAGTTGGAGTCATTACTGTAACTGATGGAGGAAGCGGTTATGTACAATCTCCAACGGTAACTTTCTCTGATCCATCTGGAATAGGATCTGTTGTAACTGCTACAGCAGTAGCAAACTTAAGTGCTGCTGGAATTATAACTTCTATTTACATCACAAATGCTGGACTTGGATATACAGAAGCACCAACTATAACTATTTCTGCTCCACAGTCCGTAACAGGAGTAGGTACATATGTTTATAATGAAGAAATTGTTGGCTCCGATAGTGGAACTACAGCAAGAGTTAGATCTTGGAATACAACCACTAATATATTAGAAGTTTCTAATCTCTCAGGAAGTTTCACTGCAGGTGAGACCCTTGTTGGCCAAGACTCAGGAGCGGAATATTCAGTGAGAATAGTAAATACAGATAATCTAGCAGATTCTGGTGATTCCGACAACTTGGCAGGAAATTATGAAGACAATTTCGACATTGAAACTGAAGCTGATGCAATTTTAGATTTTTCAGAAACTAATCCCTTTGGGACTCCATAATTTATTTTTGTTAAATAGTTAACATAATTACTATAGAAAGATGTTTGAATACTTTTATAACGAGGTTTTCCGAAAAACCATTATTGGATTTGGAACTCTTTTTAATCAAATAAGAGTAGAAACAAAAGATGATTCTGGTAATACCAAATCCTCAATAAAAGTTCCTCTTGCATATGCACCTAAGCAGAAATTTTTAGCAAGATTAGAGCAACAACCAGATTTGAATAAATCTGTTCAATTGACGTTGCCTAGAATGTCTTTTGAATTTGTTGGATTAAGTTATGATGCTTCGAGAAAACCAACAGCCACTCAAACATTTTTAACTAAATCCCCATCAGGTGGAACTGGAATTCAAAAACAATTTCTTCCTGTTCCTTACAACATGGAATTTGAACTTTCAATATATACGAAACATAATGATGATATGCTTCAGATTGTTGAGCAAATTTTACCGTATTTTCAACCAGCATACACTATCACCATTGAATTATTAGAACCAGTAGCAGAAAAGAGAGATATACCTGTTAGATTAGACAACATTGATATGGAAGATAATTATGAGGGTGATTTCTCTGAGAGGAGAGCATTAATATACACTTTAAGATTTACTGTAAAAACACACCTTTTCGGACCTGTTGGAAAGAGTGCAGAAAAAGATATCATCAAAAAGGTTTCTGTTGGTTATGTTGCGGATGGAAGCACAAGAGATGTTACTTACTCCGTAACCCCAGTTGCAGCAAAAAATTATACTGGACCATCAGTGACTACATCTGCTCAGGATATACAAATAGCAGATACAACTATAGAAGTAGTAGATGCTTCTTCAATTCCAGAAAATAGTTACATAAGTTTGAATAGTGAAACTTTATATGTGAAGTCGAAGTCTGGAAATACTTTAGTTGTAGATAGAGGATCCTATGAAACAACAATTGCTAAGCACGTACTTGGAACTGAAATCTTCACCATAGATTCTGATGATAATGCACTCATAGAATTTGGTGATAATTTTGGTTTTGATGGTACATTTTAATTGAGGTAATATATGAAAGGAAATTTTGATGACTTAGATGATGTTTTTAATACTTCATCCGAAATTGTAGAATCTTCTATAGTTTCTAAAGAAACTACTCCTATTGAGGATAATTCAGAAGAAAAAAATGAATCTGAAGATACGAGAAAAGATTATGAATATACTAGAGGAAATTTATACTCTATTATAGAAAAAGGTCAAGAGGCGCTTGATGGAGTTTTAGAACTCGCGCAGGAAAGTGATTCTGCTAGAGCATATGAAGTTGCGGGACAAATAATAAAAAGCATTGGAGATACGACTGACAAGTTATTAGACCTTCAAAAGAAACTCAAGGATCTTGAAGAGGATAATACAAAGAAAGGACCTACAAATGTTACTAATGCTTTATTTGTAGGTTCCACTGCAGAATTATCTAAACTTCTAAAGCAGAACAAAGAAGAAGAATAAATAATAATTGTAGATAATACTTACTACCTATGCTTAGTGAAGGCAATAAAAGTGGAGATAGTTCCTTAAGGGATTGGTTCAGTAAGAGTAAATCTTCTGATGGAACTCCTGGTTGGGTTCAATTAGGTGGTAAGTATGCAGGAAAACCCTGTGCAAAACAACCAGGTCAAACCACAAAACCAAAGTGTGGATCTTCAAAGATGAAGAGAAACCTCAATAAAGACGAAGAGGAAGCAGCATTTCGCCGCAAGAATCGTCAAGATCCAAATCCAGATAGAAAAGGTAAGGCAAAGAACGTGGCAACTGAAGCAAAAGAAGAACTCCGATATTGTCCTAAGTGTAAGAAAACAGAGAAAAGATCCGACTGTGCTTATGGGACAAGTTATTGGGACAATAATGCTGAACCAATAACAGTAGAAGAAGGCAAGAAAGATGCTTGCTACCATAAGGTCAAATCACGTTACTCTGTATGGCCATCCGCATATGCATCTGGTGCATTAGTAAAGTGTCGCAAAAAGGGTGCAAAAAACTGGGGAAATTCTACTAAGAAAGAAGAGTTTAGTCCTGCACAAATTGCTGCATTAGAAGCAAATGGATTTGTAGAACTTGATGAAGCAGGAAAGAAGTGCTGGAAAGGTTATAAGAAAGCAGGAACTCAGAAACTCTTCGGCAAGACTTATAACCGTTGCGTAAAAGAAGGTTCATTTACTATTGATCCAAAAGCACATAACAAAGAAAAGCGTGCTGCAAAGATTGGCAATCTTGCTAGAAATACTTCTAATCCTGGAGAGAAAGCAGCAGCAGAGAAAAAAGCAAAAGGTCCAAAACTTTATGGCGAAAACATTACTATTGAAGATGCAAATGGAAATACATTTGCAGAAGTGATTGATATTATTAAACCAGAACCTTTGGTCTCTAAAGTTGAGGAAGCAGTAAGAATTCCATCCAAAACTGGAAACATTGTTACCGTTAGTTTGTCTTGGAGAGGGAAAATCTTTATGATTAAAATGTTCTTCCCACAGACATCTAAACCAAGTAGATCTGAAGTTCAGGATCAGATCCAGAAAGTATATCCTGGAAGTAGATTGAACTCTTATTTTGTCTCTGATTTTAAACCAGGAGAGCAACTTCTTCATGTTTCTGAAGGTGCTGCCTGGACTAAGAAGGCAGGTAAGTCTGAATCTGGTGGTTTGAACGAAAAAGGAAGAAAATCTTATGAAAGAGAGAATCCTGGTTCCGATTTAAAAGCACCTTCGAAAAAAGTTGGCAATCCACGTAGAAAGTCATTCTGTGCAAGAATGAAAGGAATGAAATCAAAATTGACATCAAAGAAAACTGCTTCTGACCCAGATAGCAGAATTAATAAGTCCCTTAGAGCGTGGAACTGCTGATATGAAAAATTTTAAAGAGTTTCTTTCAGAAAGCGTAAATATTGCTGGTGATTTTACTGGAAATCTTTATATGAATGGACAACCAGAACAAGAACAAACAAACGAAGAAAACTTT